TGCATGGTTAGGAATTACCTGTGCGCCTTTAGGCAGCTCAACCAAGGTAGCAGTCGGTGGAGTGAAATAGACCTTGCCAGACTCAGTCACAACCTTCTCAACTCCTCGCTCACCGACAATGGCCTTACCTCCTTTGAATGGCTTGCCCTTCGTACCTTCTGCGAACTCAGGCACTGGCTGAGCCAGAACAAGTGCAGTCTGCACAGCAGCCAGACCAGCTACCAGAGCAGCAAGTGGTGGAGCAGAGACTGAGTACTTGATGATCTCCGGTGCAGCAGCAAAGGCAATATTCGCAATGGCAGACAGTTGTTGCGCTCTGAATTGTGATGTCTTAATCTCTTTCTCCTTCTCCCTGAATGCCATTGTAGCCTCATCAATCTTTTGCTGATTGCCATCTGCCAGCCTGATCTCTTCATCATATCTGCGCTGGAGGAGTGTCATCTCATTGCTTAGGTTAGCTTGGTAGATGTCGAATGCGCCTTGGACAAGAGTAGCACCGATTTCGAAGGCTTTTTCTTTTATCGCCTGCCTTTGCTTTTCCTCTTCCTGCATTATCCGGGTCATCTCTTTATCTATTTCCCGTTTTTTGCGTTCAGAATCTTCATAATCTTTAATGCCTTGCTGCATTAATTTTAATCGCTCTTTCTGGATATCTTCTTCAGACTTTACAGCAGCCTTATAATTCTCCATTCTTAGTGCCTCAGCCTGCTGATTAAACTCTTTTTCTGCGTTTAATCTTTCAAGGTTAGTATTGCCTATTTCAACCTGTGTAAATAATTGAGCATATTGTTTTTGTAGCTTTAGTTTAGCTTCTAAAAATGCTTTTTCTGCCCCAATATTGGCAAGTGGGTCTTTATACAACTGACCAATTAAAACTCTCTGCTGCCTGAGCAGTTCCAGCATTTTTAGTTTAGCATTATACTCATCCTTTAACTGCTTATCTGTTTTTTCAACCTCAACACTAATATTTTGCCTTGTCTTTAACTCTTCATTATAAGCATCTAAAATAGATTTCTGATTAGTGTACTTATCTCTAAGTATATTAAGTTGCTTAAGCTCTGCTTCGGTTACATCCTGATCTCTAACTGCCTTTTCATCAGCTATGTCAAATTGCTTTTTGATATTATCAAGTCTAACCTCTTCGACCTGAATTTGCGCTCTTAGTGCATTATTGCTAAGTAATGATGTTTGCTTTAAGGCTTCATTATAAGCCTTTTGACTTGCTTCGGCATCTTTGTCTGCTTGAGTTTCTAAAAGTTTATTGGCAGCATCTAAAGCCTTTTGAAGAAGTTGTCCAACTAATGATGCTGGCTCAAGCAAACCTCTGCCAAGTCTGGTTTTAAGAATCTCAAAAGCATTGTTAATCTTATTTACATTAGCTGCTAAACCATCTTGTCCAGCTGCTGCTGCTGATGCCTTACCTAATGCTTCGGTAAATGGAATAATAAAGTCCTTTGATGCCAACTTACCTGTTGCCATCATTTTATTTAATTCTCGCTCAGTTACACCCATTGATTTAGCAGCAATGGAAAATGCTCCTGGTATGCGCTCACCAATTTGACCTCGCAGTTCCTCGGCTTGAACTGTTCCTTTAGAAATTATTTGTCCAAGTGCCAAGAATACACCTCTTGCATCTTCTGAACTTAGGCCAAATGCCTTGACAGCAGTCGCAACATTTTCAAAAATTCTTTGCGTCTGTGAGGCTGAAATTCCTGCCTGACTTGTTGCCCCAGATAAGGTCTTAAAACCAGCTACTGATGCTGTAAGGCTAACACCAAGTCTATTAGCAGTTTCAGTTAAAAATGCCATTGATCTTGCTCCAGCAGTTGCAGAACCAGCTGTGAAGTTTAGGACTTTTTGAAAATTATCAAATTGAAGTGTGGCCTGAAAAACAGATTCAGCAAATCTTTTAATTTCATTGTATGCAAAAATGCCCACAACAGCCTTTGCTGCTCTATTGGCTATTTTTTCAAGATTGCCTAAACTTTTATCTGTATTGTTAGCCTCCGAATTAAATTTCTTAAGCTCAGCAAGAGCCTGCTTCTCCTCTGCCGTGAGCTTGTCAAAAGCATTAGCAGCTGCCTCCAGATTGGCTGTCTCTACGACATACCTAATCTTGATGTCATTACTTGATAATGTTGCCATGCCCCAAAGATAGGCAATAAAAAAGCCACCGGAATCCGATGGCTCTTTGCCTCTGAAATAATCTAAACCAAAACACTATGATTTCTCAATCATGTTCTCACTCGTTTCTGTTTCTTCTGGTCTGCAATATAGCTGCTCAGAATTAAATAGTACTCGTAGATTGGCCTTTCGACCAGGTGCTTAATTCTTGCAGAATCTCCATTTGCAACTCTATACTGCTCATCAAATCGCTGCCTGTGCTGTCTGGTGATTGCAGTCCAATAATGTGCTTCAGGTTGTTTAGGTTTTGGAGAGTTTCGGCCTGCAAATAGGTCGGAAAATTCTGACTGTATTCGGTCAAAGAGGGCAGAAAGGCGTACTCCGGCAGATTCAAAAAAAAACCTTGAACATCGTTATGCTCCATCCAATGCTGCAGCTTCTGCTTGTTGTATGGATATTGATAATCCAATGGATTCTCATGCTCGTCAAAGTAAAGCACCGTTGCCAGCTTCAGCTGCCTGACCAGGCTAACCGATAGCTCCATCTGTTCCTTTAGCCTGGAGGCAAGGATGCCTATCTCGTACAGCTTCTTGTCATCCTTCTTCTTCTTGTCCAGAAGAAGATTGATTAGGCCATTGTTCCAGCCTTTAAGATAGTCTGGGTTGATTTGCCAGAGTTCTTCAGTGAATATGTCTCTGGCAGCCACTGCCCTTTGGAATGGCACATTGACCTCTGCCGAGAACTTGAAATAGTTGATGCCTCCAGAGGTGAAAGCAAACTCAATCTGATCCCACCTTTCCTTTGGGGCTACACCCCTGTAAAGTATTCTGCCTGCTTGTTCCTGTACAGGAGCTTCTTCTGCCACTTGTTGAGCAGGAGCAGCATCATGTGATTTGCGCCTAAATAAATTGAGCATAAAAGGAATGGATAGTCAAAGTATAGCCAGCTGATGGCAAGGAACTGCCATGCACCGGAGCAGATTGGGCATTCACCCAGCGGTTTGGCTAAGTAGGTCGGTAGCCTTTGGATTTGGGAGAGGTAGAACTGCCCAAGTGGGTGATCCTCCAACAGGTAGTCCAGAAACAATGAGAAGGATGCGCTGAGTGCAGCTATCAGCAGCAACATCAGCAGGCTCGGCATCGTTAGGTAATTCGATAAGGCAGCAGCCTCTGCGCCTGCCACCGCAACTTGCATTAATATCATGGTAATTCATTGTCTATGGCATTGATTGTAATATTGTTCTCCTCAAAACTTGAGTAAGTGATCATAAATGTTATGCAGATATGAGTGTAGGTCTTGCCATCCTTAGCAATAAACTCAATGATGTTTCCAGTTTCTGGGTCTGTGAAACTTAACTCATACTGCCCAGCATAAGGATTAAAGAATCCTTCTGGAAGCCCTTCCATATCAACCTCCACAAATCCATTAGGATCAATGGATAGTGATTGCTGCACTCTGACATTTACTCCAGGCTTAACTATGTTGGTCAATACTCCAGATTCAAAAACTGCTGGAGGAGTCTTAATAAAGACACCTGCCGGACAGCTTAGATATGGCTGACAAATCTTATAACAATTAGTGCAACATAGTGCCATACTTTTCCAGATTAAAGTTGCTTGTGATCTCGGCAAAGTTAGAGAAAATAAAATAGCGGAAGGCATCCAGAGCATGCGACTTGTCCGGGTTCTTGTTTTTCCACTGGTCAAGGCTTCCTTGCCTGTCAACTTTCGCCTCCTTCAGATCAGTAACTAACTCATCGCACCTCTTGCCACTAATCTGCACCTTGGCCTTCTGGAAGATCAGGATAGTGACCAGCCTGCTGGCTATGTGGCTTGGGTTTGACCGAGGCACTTGCAACTGCATGTCTGGGATGCCCAGGTAATTCTTGATTAGTGAGTAGGCACTGATGTTGTCTTGCGTAAACGCATTCCTGCTCGCTCCAGAGGCATCACCGTTGATGATGTAGGTCATGTCTGGGAACTCCTGCCGGATGGTCTGGCATAGTGCTGCAAGGTCTCCGATGCGATAGACCTTGATGATGTTGATGGTCGCATAGAATAGCCCCTCCTCGCTGTTCTTGATGTACTGGCTGACCACGCATGTGTTGGTGACATTGAAGTCAAAGCTGAGGTACAGGTTATGCACCGGAGAGGCTTTGATGTAGCCATCATATACATGCTTGCTGTACTCAAAGCTGGTGGCAAAGAGCGACTCCCTATCCCAGATGCCCCACTGCCCAAGAGCATAGACTTCGTAGTAGGTCTGACTTACCTGCCGGAGTGCCTCCATCCTGGTGACATACTCATCATCGAGGAAGTTGAGAGCATCACGGTAAGTGCCATGCAGCCGGAGTATCTGGTTCTGCTCCTTGGCTGGCACATCGTCAAAAAACCTTTTCTTAATCCAGTGGCTGTCGGAGACCGGATTGAATGTAAGGAAGAATCGCTTTGGCTGCTCTGACTTACCCCTGAGTCGCAGAGTGATCTGAGTGAAGTCCTCCAGACTTAGTTCAGTGGCTTCCTCAATCCAGATGTACTTTGCCTGGGAGAGTGACTTCAGCTTTTCAGGATCATCACAGCCAAGGAAGACAATCTTATTGCTGCCGGATTGCAGCTCAAGGTATCCGGTTTTAGCCTTAACGAGCTTCTCAAATCCCCACTGGCTAATCTTGTTCCTGAAGTCAGCAAAGACTGAGTTGCGGAGAGTGCTGGCTACCTTTCTGATGACAAAGTAAGTCTGGAACTGGTTGGCCTTATGGTTGCATATCTCAGCCAGCAGAAGCTGAATCATGGTCTGGCTCTTGCCTGATCCTGCCCCACCCCAGAGGATGTTGTAGGTCTTAGGCTCAACCAGAGCAGGCAGATACTTCTGACTCCATAGGTCAGCAGATGACAAGTCAATTATTGCCATCAGTCTGCCTGATCCTCCTTGCGTAGAACTTTAGGCACAATGACCTCATGCATCTGCACGGTCATCTGTTCTTGGTTCATCAGGCCAAGGTCTCTGGCTATGATATTGTGATTAAAGAAGCCAGAAGAAGCACCTTCGAACTTCTGCAATCGGATGGCTTCCTCTATGCGTGTAAAGACCTTATTGAAGTCTTCTGATTTGTTTCTATAAACAGCTAAGGTTGCCCAGCAGCTAAAGCCACAAGCAAGCGCAAAGCCATCCTTTGTCAGCACTCTTTTCTTTGGGATTTCAACCCTCATTGCATCCTTGCCTCTGAAGTCCACCTCAATGAGTGGATTCTCCTCAGCCCACTGAACATATTGTTCAAAGTTGGTCAGGATTTCATCTGGTGATTTGAATTTGCCATCAAGACCATGCTTGAGGCGAAGTTGCCAACAATTGTTTCCTTTCGGTGCTGCCATAAATTGTACCGGGATTGCTCCCCTGGTTAGGTGATAAATTATTTTTTCTTAGCTGCCTTTTTAGCCTTCTTAGCCACAGATAGCGCAATGGCTACTGCCTGCTTCTGAGGCTTGCCTCGCTTCATTTCGGTCTTTATGTTGCTGCTCACGGTCTTAGCAGAATATCCTTTCTTGAGTGGCATAGTCTTAAAATTGTTTCCGCAAAGATAGGTATTTCACAATCGCCTCATACATGTCCTTTTGGTTCTGCCAGCGTTTCATGTGTCCTTCATGGCCTCCTTTGGACAGTTTGACTTCCAGATGCCTGATTTTGCGAGTGAGAAATTCAAGGCAGTCCTGATACTTAAATTCGTTTGGAATAGATTGATACATAAGGTCGTTCTGATATGTTACATTGGTCTGCCAGAGTTCTGGCATTTGGCTTAGGTTAATTTCAGAAAGGTACATCATCAAATGGAAGTGTGTCTTGAAAGTTTGGTGCAATTACTTGTGGACTTGGCAAGTAAGCACGAAGATTTAAGTCTCCCAATATTTTTTCCATTGGATCATGTCCGTTAAATAAAAATCTTCGTTT